ACCACCTTCAGCAAATGCAATAGTGTCAGCAGCAGGGAAGAAGATGCCTGTGTTGGTATCTCCATCGTTAGTAATCGCTGGAGTAGAAGCAGAGCCATCAGGTGCGACTATGACACCGCTAGAGTTAATACCATTGGTTCCGTCTAAAGTAATAGCCATATCAGATCACCATCCATCTTGCGCCAGTCGATACAGTCACAGTCACCCCCGAATTAATCGAGATTGGCCCTGTCGACATGGCGTTTTTAGTTGCAGGAATTGTGTAGTTTGCAGTCACAACTTGGTCGTTCTCAATGAATACAGCGTCTCCCCCGCCACCAGTAGCACCACCACCGACCGCACCCCAGGCAGACCCGTTGTACCCTTCGAACTTGGAAACGCCCGTATTGAATCGGAAGTGACCAGCGGCAGGCGATCCATCTCTTTGCCCCTCGGTGCCGCTTGGGATGATGGCCGAGCCAGTCGTAGAGGTGCGTGGCACCTTCTCCGTGTCCAGCTCTTGGATCGCTGCCTGGACATTGGTGGCCGCAATTGCACCGGCTGGGGTGAAGCCAATGCTCGACGCACTGCCCGAGACATAAGCAGCCACCCAGGCCGACCCGGTGTAGACCTTTATAATCCCGTCAACCGAGTTGAAGTACAGGGCACCGGCCACCAGGGCATTGCCGTCGTTATCTAGTGCCGGGTCGCTTGTCTTGGTTCCGAGATAGCGGTCATCGAATGAATCGAATGCCGCCAGGGTGGAATCCCTAGCCGACTCGGCAGCGGTCTGTGCAGACTGCGCTGCGGTCGCACTGTTGGCCGCATTGCTTGCGCTGGTCGAAGCGTTGCTTGCCGAAGTGGAAGCGGCCGACGCGGAGCCTGCAGCTGCAGATTCGCTCGATGCGGCGTGAGACTCTGAGCTCGCAGCCGCCGCAGCACTAGCAGCTGCAGCGCTTGCCGAGCTGGTCGCCGAGCTGGCAGAGCTGGTGGCAGAACTGGCCGAGCTGGTGGCCGAGCTCGCAGAGCTCGAGGCCGAGCTGGCCGATCCGGCCGCAGCGCTTGCCGATCCGGCCGCAGCTGAAGCAGAGGCAGCAGCCGCGGCTGCATCGGTAGCCGCATTGTTAATAGCCGTCGTCGTAATAACAGTCTCGGGGTTGCCGGTGCTCGAGTTAAAAGAGAGCACCTTGCCGGCTCGGCTGGTCTGCAATGGCAGCACCATGTTGATCGAACTCGGGTCGGTAACAGGCGCCAGGATTGCGCGCCCCAGGGCCTCGGCATTCTGTTGAGAAAAGATCACATTTTGATCTAGCGCCAGGTTGAGCGAGCTCGCTGTTAGGTCGCCACCAGTTACAAAATCGGTGGCGCGTTGAATGTCCCTGGCTCCGACAATCGTTACTCGAGCTGCCGGGTCCGGCGCTGAGACGAAAGTAATCGACCCGGTGCCGTTGGCATTGATCGTTACTGTGTAGTCGGTCGTGAGAGTCTTGAGCGTCGAATTGAGATAAACATCAATATCGGTTTGCACCAGGATCTCAAAGGTAAAAGCATAGGGCCCTACACCGGCCGAGGCCGTGTAGACGACGCGACGCACTACGGGTGAAATAGGATAATCTGGCATTAGTTTTCTCCTGCGTTTTTATAACCTAGAATGGTCGGTTTTGCCATCATTTCCTCCGTGGTGGTGGTTCGGCGGTAATCGCCTCAAAGTCGGGAGCCCGGTCGGGCGAGGTATCTCCTGGCGCCCACCAGTATCTTTGCCCGGTTTCCCGGCGGTATTTCGCCTCGAGCTGCCGCATCTTCTGCTTAGCTTCCGGGTCGCCCCAGGTCTGCAGCTGGTCCAGGACCAGGCGCTCCAGGCCCAGGCGCAGATACCATATCGAGGCGCCTGGCGTGTATCGGCCGGCGTAGCTGATAACCTCGCGGGCGAAGTTTGTGTCCTTGCCGGTGGCGAGCTCCTGCAGGTTGCCAATCGTTAGGCGGCGCGTGTCATCCAGGAATCCCACCACCGGGCCGGCAATGGTCTGTTCGAGTCCGCCGCCATGGCGGTTGACATCGTTAAACAGGAAGTCGCCCAGGATTCCAAGTCCGCCGCCCTGCAACATTGCAGCGCCCCAAAACTCCGGGGTGAGCGTTGTGCGCGGGTCCCGGCCTTTGCTGATCTCTTTGAGCTGCATGGCCAGGGCCCCAAAAAGGGTCGTCGAGATAATCAGGTCGGCCATGTAGGCGCCCTTTTTAGCAGCGCCTTCCTGGTTGACGGCGCGCATTACATGGGTGTGCAGCAGCGTAACCGGAAAATTTTTATACATGGCAAAGGACCTGGCCACCTCACCGATAAAGGTGCCTGGCCGGGATTCGCCGACCAGCATGGTGCGGCCACGCACCGAGCTCGAGGGCACCGCAAACTCGGTTTCGGACTGGATCATCTCCAGGAAGCGGGTGGCCATGCGGTCAGCCTGGCCATCGCCCAATCCAGTAATCTCGGCAATCTCTTCGGGTCGCATGAACTTGGACCCATCGTAATCGTAGAGCCCGGCGTTGCGGACGATGTCCCAGTTATCCGGGCCAAACCCGTAGCGGCGCATTGTGTCCTGCAGGGGCTTGTCGAGCTCGGTAAATTTCTTGCCCACCTGGTCGGCCATGTAGCCCATAAACTCCATGCCGAATGCCCACCGCCCGGCTTGCGTCCAGGGCGAGAGCAGCGTTATTCGCATCACTGTGTCGCTGATCCGCTGCGTGATTTCCGGGCCAGTGACATCGCCTACAAACCGCGCTTGCGCCGAAGAGAGACTTGTCCAGCTCTCAGCTATCAGGCCAAGGCGAGAAGCCAGGCGACCGCGTTCATCGACGCCCATAGGCATGATGTTTTCGATCACCCGCTTGACTACTCGCGCCGCAGGGATTGCGGAGGTTTTTGCTGCAATGCGCTGAAAGTTTATGTCGGTAACGGCCGAGACCGCAGCAGCGCCAAGCTGGGCCGCTTGAAGAATCTGCCTTGCACCGGCAAAGGTCCTGGCCACTGTGCCATCCACGGGCGACATGGTCGACCCATTGAGGATTGCATACATTGAGTCGAACTGCCCAAGCTGGCTGCGAGCTCGGTCAACATAGTTGCCCGACGGATCGCTCGCCTGGCGCATATTGGCGTCTTTAAGAACTGTCTGCTCAACGAATCTAACAGTGGCATTAGGGTTAGGCCCTAGGACCTCCATCATTGAAATGTCCCTGGCCATGCCCTCCAAGTGATTGACCATCGTCGCAAAGGGCTCGGGATTGCCAAAGCGCTCCTGATACTCAAGCCAGGCGTCGGCATTGCGGAAGGATAAAAACCGATGATCTTGTCTGCGGCCGGCCATGGATCTACCGCCACCCATACCCGAGGGTTTTACCTTAGACCAACCCTCGGTTGCGATTGAGTCATAGACCTCGTCAAGCGCGAGCTCGAGGCGTTCCGGCGTGAACTTCAATCCGGTGCGCTCGTCGATCATCTTCTCGGCGTCGAGCCTATCGCGAATAAAGTTTTTCCACTCATCCCGGCCGGCCTTGCGCACCAGCATCGACTCATGAATCTGAGGCATTCCCCAGTCTTTGCGCTTGGGGATTGCTCCGCCTGCTTTATTGAATCGCTGCCTGGCGTAGTCGGCTGCTTCGGTCCAGGATTGGGCGAGCTGCTTTGCGGACTGGTTTCCCGTGTCCTCGCCAAATACTTCACGCACCAGGTCGCGAGCTGTGGCCTTATTGCCCAGGTACCCTGTTGCGCCGCGGCGTCGGAAGGTGGCCAGGACATCGTCCATCTTGGAATAGATTTGGCCGAGCACCGCTTTGCGGCGCGCTTCGACATTGGAATACTTGGCAAACTCGTCTCGATCGAGCAGGGCTTGGGCAGCTTTGCCCAGGTCAGTCCCGCCGGCGTACTGCTGAAGATTGTTAGTTATCTCTTTCCAGTTGCGAATTTGCAACATCCGGACACGGCGCTTTTCAATCGCCTCTTTCTTGAGTGCGTCAAAGGTATCCCTGGCAGCTTGGGCGCTTGCCTCGGAAGAAGTCATGCGTTGGGCGTATTGCGCCTCGAGCTCGTCGAACAAGCCACCGGCCCGCGCAGCCTGGTCGGCCGTTAGCTTGCCCTCATTCTCGCCATTGTCAATACACTCGCGAAAGCTCATTTAACGCACCCTATCAATCGATCAAGCATTGATCTATCCTGGTCGAAATCGTTAAGAATGTCCCGGACTGTGGCAATCTCAGCGACTCGCTCACCTGTTACCGGGTCAATTTTTTCACCGATTGGCACCTCCAGGTCCATGAGCTCTTGATTTGCTTTGCTACCGGTATCAATTCGTGCTAAACTTAGGTCAGAGGTATCACTTATGAAATCGTCCAAGAATGTTGAGTTTCTCGATGTCGAGGGCATACCGGTCACGCTAGGCTCGGTAGAGGGTTTTGAGACCCTATACTGCGCCGCTTGGGACAAAGGCTCACCAAGACCTTTCCCTCCGGATTCAGCCAGGCGCAACGGCGCCCCAATCGACAAAGCAGAATTTGAACGGCTCAGAGCTGCTTCAAAAGCTGCGTCATAACTAGAAGCCATCCGAACATTTAACTCGTCAATCCTGGCAGCTTCAGCAGCCGTCGGTTGACGACGCTCTGCCAGCACTGTTGCTTCAATCGTTCTCACCTCTTCATACAAAGAGTGCATCTGCTTTTTCGCAGATGAGAACTCCGGAATCGTGATCTGCACCTCGGCGATATGGCCATCGATGTTGACATTCATCTTGATGTCTCGATAACCACCATCCAGGGCTTTTACATTCGGGTCGAGTAGATTGCGAAAGCCTGCATCCAAAACCTGATAGCGGCTGCGCAGCTCGCGCAAAGCGACGCCGGCTTGCTGGAAGTTATCCACGACAATCGTGGCCCGTAGCAGATCCTTGATCTGCGACGCATCGCCCTCATAGTCGAGGATTATTTTCTCTACAGCTCGAGGCGATCCCTTGAGATCCGCCTGCATATACTTGCCACTTACCAGGTCTGCAATCTCGCCATTAGTTCTATCGAATGCCTCTTTGCGCAGCGCCGCATCCTGGTAAAGATTGCGCAGCACCAGCTGCGCATCCGGATTGAGCTTGGCAATATCCTCTTCATTGAGCGATTTGGCCACATACTCATCGACAGTAATGGGCCGGCCGTTGTTGGGCATCTCGCCACGAAGATCGCCCTCGAGCTGCTCGCCCTGGCGCTCTGCGCCTTTAGACCCTGGACCTGTGTCGAATAGACCTAGCTCGTCTGCGCCCGGTTCTGAGAATCGATTGCTTTGCGCCTCACTTGTGAAATCGCCGCGATCTCCGCCATTTGGAATCCCTTCGTAATCGCCGCTCTCAATCGCTCTTCGGACTCTTTCGGTAAAGTCGCGGACAATGTCTTGAGCTTTGGCTCCGCCAGTTTCTTTCCAGTTTTGGGCCGCTCGGGTGAGAGCTTCTGAGATTGGCCCTTTTGTATTTGCGTTGGCTTGGATGATTGCAATGGCTTTGCCATAGATTTCCTCTTTTTCCTGGTTCGTTAATTTGGCTAGGGTATTCCCTGCCTCTTCAATCTCACTGGCATTTTTGACCAGCGTCGCAAATAGGTCGCGGTCCTTGCGGATTTCCTTTATTGCCTTGTCGAGAATCTTGGCCCGCTCTAAGAAAAGGCTCTCGGCCATGAGCTCATCGCCGAATAGTCCACCCTGCTCTGCAGCTCTTGCGAATCCAGCTTCACGCGCCTGGCGCACAATCTGCTCGGCTTGAGTCATATTGGCCGGCTCGAGGCGCTTGAGTAGGTTTAGGATCGAGAGCTGCTCATCCGGGTCGGGAATGTATCGCCCGACCAGTGAGGCCATGTTGGGCGGCACAATGTCATTGACCACGGCCATGAAAGCATTGGGCGAGAGATTCGATAGATCCTGCGCCTGGCGCACAAAGACGGACCGCGGTGGCAAAGTTTTGACTAGTTCGGGAGCATCGCGAAGTATCTTGGCTGCATCCAGTAGCGTGCCACTGCCCTCGGCCAGGTTTTTGCCTGCAGCTACAGCTCGCGCTTCGGCCGGAGTGTATCCATCGACCTCGCGCAGCTTAAAGGCATTGATCTGAATATCCTGCGTCGGATCTGCTTCTTGCAGTCTCTTTGCCAGGGCGAGGCGCTGGTGTCCGTCGGCGATAAATGTCCGTCCATCAGCGAACTCAAAGACAATCGCGGTATTCGCTTTGATCGGGTCCCAGCTCGTAATGCCTTGCAAGCGCTCAGTCACGCCCATAATGTCGCCGCCCGATTTAAACTGGAAAAGCTCAGCATCGACCAGCAGCTCGTTGGGCTTGTAAGAAAAAACCTGGCTGTTTATCCGGTCGTGATAGTTAATGTCCCTGATTGGCTCACGCTCGCCCTGGGGCAAGTTGTTGGGCAGCTTGGAGACATCATTCTCGACCACGGCGCGGTAAGCGCTGCTCACCCGGACATTGTGCTCTAGGTCTCCGGCGTCATCCTTAATGCGATTGGCAGAGGCTATACTCGCCTCGTCGTCGACGATTTCCTTAACTTTTTTGACCAGCGAATCTATCTTATACGGGACGCCATCTCTGTTGGCCTTGTACTTGCCGAGCACTTCAATGCCCTTGACAATTTGATCTTTAGTAAAACGAACAGCAGGCTTGGCACCGAGCACGCCGGCAGTAATTACGCCAGCGCCTACCGCAGCTGTGCCGACATTAGTTGCAAAAGTTGTCCAGTCATAGGGCAGCTCGAGCTCTTTGTACCAGTCTCTTACTTCGGTTTGAACGATAGCTTCTGATCCAGCAGAGACAATCGATTGAAAAAATATCTCTTTCATAGCGGTCCATGTTGCGCCGCGTGTATACAGCAGGTCCACACCTATTGCACCGAGCTGCACCGGGTCTGAAAGAACAGATACAGCGCCCGCAGACATCTCTCCCAAGAATCCTGCAAAGGTCTGCTTTGCCGCCACATCTTCGCTAATGTCTTTTGCCTTGATGGCTTTTTTCTTGGCAGACTCGAACAGCGACTCGTCCGATGTCATCTGATAATCGGGGAACAGGTCCGGCCGATTTTTCACATAGTCAAGAACTTGCTTGCTGTAGTAGTTGTACTGCTTGGCCCCTGATTCCGAGCTGGCCTGGTATCCGCCTAGAACATTTGCAGGGTTAAAAAATTTCTTTCCAGTTTTAGCTTGAATATCATCAACGATTGGTTGCCATTCGCCTTGCAGGTTTATGGCCCTGGAATTACTTTGAGCTGTTCGTTTGAGAGCTTCACTAGCTGCACTAAAGTTTTCAACGAAGCCGGTGTCCTCGCCGCCAGGCGCAATGCCGCCGATGTTAGGGATTTGTCGAAGATCGTCGTATACGAAGCTCATCGTCTCTTCCGGTCAATAACTCGACTGGACAATACTCTTAAATCCAATATCAAGGGCTGGCCATCTTCAACCCCGAAAGCTACTGGGTTTGATTTCTTAGTTGGGTTGTCATAAAACACAATCGCTTTTTCGTTGTCCATCGAAACAAGATATGCCTTACGCAAACGCTCGAGAGTATATGGCCTGCCCTTCTCATCTTTCGGCATCGATCCTGCAGCTGCTTGAAAATCTTCTAGAGTCGCCTCGTCGATGATGTCCTCAAAATCGTCTTGTGGAACTGTGCTGGGGATGGCGAGCTTGATTCCGCGGTACTCGATGATCCCGCCGCGCATCCGACCATCCTTGTACATTATGCCGCCAGCTGCCTCCTGGAATGCTTGACGATAAAGATCGGCGTCAAAAACTGTTTTGTCCATGCCGATAGACCGAGAAAGATAAATTGCATCAGCGGTCTTGACGATTGCCTGCCGCGTTCTGGGCGCGTAGAGATAAGCGCCACCAAGCTGCTCAGCCAAAATGTTTTTCTTTAACGATGCGTCGCCAGCACCTTCAAATGGTTTGACGCCCTCTTTAGCAAGCCTGATCCCGTTGAGCGCATCGACCATGGTTTTATTACTGGCACCAGCATTGGCCAAGCCACCAACATGGGCAAGCTCTGAGGAAGTTTGAGAAATTTCCTGCATAAGCAAACGGGTGTCTTTCCCAAATGCCATGTTTATGGTGCGAATAAGTGCAAGCTGTCCATTCACTGTTGAGTTTTCAATAGTTGAGCTTAACAAAGCAGCTTCATCACTCGACAAAAATTTTGGCTCTTTTAAGCCCTGCGTCGCGGCAAAAGCTTTGGACTGGCTAATCCTCTCTTTTACTTGCGCAGTAAATTGAGCGCTTGCAGCGTCAAATTGCTCTTGCGTAGTGGCACCGGCAAACACGCCAAAATTCAGCGTCTTAACCTCCGCAAACCCGGTGCGATTCATCCTCGAGACCGGGTCCTTTTCCAGGTCGGTGCGCAGCCCGGTAAATGCTTTCCGGGCCACATCCATCAGCATGGCCTGCTCAATGTTCGCGCCCCCCGCGGTTTGCTGCTCGGCGTTGCGAATCCAGTCACCGAGCTGCGCCTGATTCATCTTGCTAAATGCAATGGACTGTTGGCGCAGCACGCCCAAATAATTAGCCTGGCGGATAAGATCCTCGCCGGCACCAGCTCCAAGAGCTGCGACGCGGCGCTGAATGTCACTGACCACTGCCTGATCGGGGATCGCGCCCAAGCTAAAAATGCGCATCGATTCTGTGATGTCGCCCTTAACCTCGGTGCGCAGCGCCCGGAATTGCGCGTCTCGAGCTCGAAGGTCCGCCTCAAACTCATTGACCAGGGCGTTAATCTTTGCAGGGTCAATGCCGCGGGTAATTCGATCCGTCTTGATCGGGCCACCCTTTTCGTCGAACAAGTTTCCGACCGGGCCCTTGCCCAAGTCGGTTTGAACCGATTTTAAGAACGCAGCCTTGTTAGGCGATTTTTCATATTCTTTGCGGAGCCTGGCGATATGGAAGTTTTCCACCGCGGCGATGATGTTTCGCTCAGTGTCGACTCGGCCAAGATTGCCGGCAATTGCGAATTTCCGAAGATCATTGATCTCTAGGAAGAGCTCATTCTCTGCGGTCGTCTTGCCGGAAGCTCCGAGCCTGGCAATGTCATCGACCCGCTGCGAGACGCCCCTGACCGCCTTGGCCTGCATCTCTTTGGCAACGCGGTCGTTATATACCTCGGAGATCTCGAGAAACGCCGTGTCTCTTGTGCGCTGCAGTCCAGCTGAAACGCGAGCTCGGATCTTCGGATCGAGCATCGAGGTGAGCGAATCAAAGCCAAGCGCAATGTCACCAGTCTCGGCCAGGAAGTTGATCGGGTCGGCGTTGGGGTCCTGCTTGTACTGACTAATCTTTTGGGAGAACATCGACCGGCCCTGGTTCTCGAGCTCGAGAGCCAGGACCTCATTAGCCTGTTCATAAGCGGCGCGATCGAAAAGCGTGCGCGGCGTGCCTTTTTCCTTCGCCTGGGTAAGAACGGCCTTGGCCTGCTCTACTCCTACTACAGACTCGCGGCCTGCCTGGACGGCCTCTTGTTGCCCGATCTTGGTAGCATAGTCAATAACGCGATCGAGCACCTTACCCTGGGCCTGTTGTAAATTCCTGCTCTCGCGCATCAAAGGCGAAAAATCAGCGGCCCGATACGGGTCGATTTGCACCCCTCGCTGTCTATAAACTGGAAGTCGCTCGGCCATGGTTATGATCTAAATAAAGAGAATTTGCTACCGGGTCCACCGGCTTGCGCGTATGACATCCCGGCAGATCCAAGCGTGCCAATTGCGCTATAGAATCCAGCTTCTCTAGCAGCTGCACCGGAAGCTCGATAGATATTCGCCTGGAATCCGGCAGACGCCGCGGCGAGCTTGGCATTCTCTTGGGATATGTCGAACTCTGTGTAGCCCTCTCGCAGCGCGTAGGTCTGCAAGCTGCCGGCCGATCCGCTCATGGGGTCAATTGCACCAGCTGCGCCTCGAGCGTTGATCGTCGACATAGTGCGACGAATTGCGTCGAGAGTCTTAACGCCTTCCTCTCGAGCTCGAATTGCTTCGGTGCGACCCTTAATTTCCTCCTGCTGGGCCTGGGCCTGATAGATCGCCTCTTGCTGTTGGCCGGCTTTAATTTGTCCGATGGCTCCAACTACTGATGCGAGAATGGCTAATTCCATGGTTATTGTCCTACGGAAATTTTGTACTCAAGATTGAGTAGGTTAAATTTCAAAGGGATCGGCTGTGTGACAGTGATCGTCCCCTCGTCGGTAAATCCTAGTAGCGGACCAGCTCGCTTAACTCCGGTGTACTCAGTGATCGCCTTATCAAGAACATCCTCTCCAAATTGGCGAAACTCCACCTGGTTATCGTTAATCGTCATTGCCTGAGTTTGGTACAAGTCGGCGTTGATCTCGATGATGCGCTTCTTAAATCCGCGGATCGTGCCGGATTGAAGCTTCGCCTCGACCGGCATGGTCTGAACCTGAATGTTGTAGTTAAGCCCGACACGCCAGGAAGCGGTGGCAGCTGTAGCAAATGTCACCAAACCGCCGGCCGGTACAGTCTGATCGGCCTCGAGAACTCCGTCGCGAATGATCTTGACGGACTTTGCAACCAGGTGCGCCACTGTTGCGCTTGCGCCGCTGGTGTTGGCGAATGATGCGCAATCAAGGGTTAGGTCTCGATTAAAAGCTTCTACATAGTATGCGTCGGCAGAATTGATCGAGCGCTTCACTACGACATAGACTGTGTCGACATCGACGGCCACTGTTTTGAATTGGCCGTCGGTTGTAAGCTGCGAAGGTGCGATCACATTCTGCGAGCGCAGCAAAGAAATGTTCATGATCGAGCCGTCGTCACCATTAACCACAAATAAGCGGTCTGTGTCATCGGTCGAGGTGGCGCGCTTGAGCGCCATGTCCACTGGATTCTTGACCAGGTGTCCGGAAAGCAGCGTCACATTGTTGGCAATGTAGGTCGCTTCTGTGTCGGTAAAGAGCAGCTCGTTGATACTCTTGCCCTGGCGCTGCAGAAAAAGAGTGCCGGAATCTAAGCCAATCACTGGGAAGTTATTTTTTGCACCAATCTTAGTGGCAGATCGAACAATAAAATTTGACGGAGTGATCGGGTCGAGAAGCGCCTGCGGAACATAGAACTCGCCTCCAATAGTAAAAACTTGAAGATCACGGCCGGAATAAATATCGGTAATTGTGTTGAGCTGCGAAGTGTCGATGGTGGCCTCAAGCGCCTCATCGTCAAGCCCCTCGGCATACTCAAAATTAAAAAAGTCGTTGACCCTGGAGCCCCAAATAGTAGTCGGCCTGGATTTGGCCCCACCAAAAAACAGTCGCCCCTCATGAAAGGTTGCAGACCTTGGCCACCCACGGCCAGCCGACCAGGTGTTTTCGTAGCCGGCTTCTTTAAACCAATTGCCTTGTTGGATGACATCGGTATTAAAAAATGGGATCTCTGTGTGGGCCTTAACTGTTTTGTTGTCAACATACTCGACAATCTTTGCTCTGCCCTGCGGATTTGCGTAAATGTATTGGCCAACATCACCGGCCACAAAATAAGCACTCTGCGAAACCAGCGTCACATTGCCACTCGTTCCGGATGGCGTTAAGTGACCTACAGCTGGAGTTGAAGAAGTAATTGTAAAGGCGTACTGAGGGATCTTCTCGAAGGTCAGGGTACTAACAGTCCAGCTCGCATCATTCGCGCCGCGCACGAATCGAACCGGCTGCATATCCTCTTGCACGAAAATGATTGTGTCGGCAGATTGCGCGAATTTAAGGCCAGGAATTATGGCCGCAGTAAAAGCAGCGACGGCCAGGTAATCGAGACCTGTGGCGTTGATGTTTGTGACTAGCGCCTTGTTCTTGAAGATATAGACCCGGCCAGGAACGATGGCGAACATATAGCTATCGTTGACATTAAACTGAAATGGGACCAGGCGAACAGCTTGCGATGCAAGATTTGCGGGAAGAGTGGAAATATACTGCAGACCTTCCCGCCGGCGAGCTCCACCTTGGGGCTGCACGACTACATTGGTCGCTTTCTGCAGCCCGTTGTAATACTGGTTTAAATCAATACGGCCGCGCAGCAGTGGGTCGATCTCACCGACAACGAAGTTAGTCTGAATGAGAACAACCCGACTCATTAAAGAAGCCTAACGCTAATCAACGGGAATGCGTCGCGATCGTCCAAGCTGATAGAAGGACGGCTCTGCGAATCGATCGACATACACTGGCGAAAATATCCGCCGCGCATATTCTCTTCGGGCAGACCAAAAGCCAGGCGTTGATAGTATTCGGCCTTGGTGAGCTGGTCGGTCACTGTCTCGGCGAAATTCGCGGCCAGCACATACTTCATCAAAGTGACGAAATAGCTCGGCATATCGCTTTCGAGCGTGCGGTATTGGTAGTCAATCCACGCCTCTTCGATGTTGGTTATCACCTTATCCTGCTGCACATCGAACTCAACAGTAGACCCAACGCCGACATTCTCATCGGGAAACACGGCTCGCACTCCTGCCAGCCTATCGCCTGGCAGCTGGTATGCGTACCTCCAGCCAAATGCCGGGGCGTCGACAAGTTGGGCCAGCTGTGTTTTCTTTAGGGTAAAGGTCCATGGGTGCATACAGAGCACCATGTCCCGAATGCCGTCATAGAGTCGGTCGCAGATTTGCGCCGAATCGTTTGTCTCGGTAAAGGAAGTCAGGGGCTTTGCGCCAAGAAAAATTAGCGCATCTGAACAAATTGAAAGCTTGGTATCACCAGCAGCCATTTCAAACCCTCGAATGAAATCCCGAGAGAGCCGAAGCTCTCCCGGGGTGTTGCTGGTTAATCTGCGTCGGCTACACTAACAGCGGTGCCGTCCGACACATCAACCACGCCGGAGGCGTTGCTGAGAACGATCACCAGGGAAGCGGTGGGCGTTGCAGTGTCGAAGCAGTAAATCATGTCGCCAACAGAGACGACATCAGATACAGCGTTGAAATACCCCGTGGTATTCACATCGGCAATTGCGTCTGCCGATTTGTATCCCCACATAACAGGCGCGTTTCCGCGCTTGGAAGTGTTGCCAATGGGGCCAAAGTTGTCGCGATTAAATGCCATGATCTACTCTCCTTTACTCTGTGCAAGTGATCTTGACAATGCCCTCTGAGTCGATCGCAACCGACCCGGCGCTGAACATCGAGGCGACCAGGAAGGAGGTTTTCTCAGGGATATAGTCAACACGGCTGGTTTGGTTCATGCCAATCGCCATTCCGACGGAATCGCGATGGAAGGCATAAACAGTCCGGTCGGCGCCCGAAAGGGGCAAGCCACCCTCGTCGCGATCTCCAAGCGTAATGAACTTAAAGCCCAAGAAGGTATCGAGCTCACCATTGACCAGGGCCTTAACAGTGTTGAAGTCTTGGCTGGTAACGGAAGTCAAACCGAGAAGGGCCGACAAGTTGTTGGCGTGAATAACGATCGAGCGACCTTCCATCGGCACATTCTTGCTGTCAAGATACTTCTTGGCGGCACGGAGTTTACCGACATTGAGGTTTGAGTTACCACCGGTCGAGCCGTCATCTGCGATCGTCTTAGCAACAGTGCCAGTCGAAGAAGCAGCTGCCAGTGCGTCGAGCACGACCTGATCCATACGACGGCCAATAGCACCCGAGACAACCTGCACCAGCTCTTGACGCTCGTTAAAATTAACGCGCTGCTGGTGGAATATGTCTGAATACTCAGCCGCAATGTAGTCGGTCATCGACGCAGTGACCTGGGAATAGGTCACATTGAGAGGCGTCACATCGGTTTGAGGGATACGGACAGAGGCGGTGCCTTTGCCAATCTTGGGGAACTTAACAGTCGAGCCTTCGACATTGGTACGCTCGCGAGTAATGCCGGCCAGTGCGCGTTGAGCCTGATAGGCTTGCTTCACTTCGCTATCGAACAATGTAACAAAGGCATTAGAGATAGAAATAGCCATCTCAATTTCCTTTCATCAAAGTTAAAAGTAAAAAGTCAAAAACCACTTTTTGCTTTGCGATTGTCCGATTCGGGTCGCTATGCGTAGCAACGGGCCGAATGGTTGTCCGTTTGGCGGATTATCAAGAAAAAATGGCTGTAACGCAATATCGTTACAGCCATTTAGCTCAGAGTGAGTAACTCTTAGCGACCAGCTTCGCCGTACATGGCGTAAACCATGTCCTCGACCTTCTTGGTAAAGGCGGCGTCTTTGCCATATTTTGGATCGGCCATCATAGACTGGACATCCGACATCGAAACCTTTTGGTTTTCCTGCATCTCGATGCCTGGAATATCGGTCTCCATGTAGCTCGCCCGAATCTTGTGCAGCGCTGAGATAAACGCCGCATTGTTACTGGCCTTGCCCATTGCCTCGAGCTCGTCGTTATTGAGAGTCCCGGCATTGTGCAGCTTAGTCAACCACTGCTCAGTGGACTGAATTACCTTATCCGCATTGCGGCCAAGTTTCTTCATCTCCTGCTCGCGGTTTACCTGGATCTTTTCCTCGAGCGCCCCAATATGATCCGAGTACAAGCTCACCAGCTGGTCGAACTGGTCTTGACTCAGGCCCTGCTCTTTGGCCAGGCCGACAAAATCCTTTAGCATCGGATCATCGTCGGGCACGCCCTTGTCCTTTAGACTGGTTACATCGTACTTTCCGTCTTTGGGAGCCTTGTGCTTGCCGGCCGACATCTTGGCGCGCAGCTCTGAGTAGGCTTTGGCCAGGCCCTCGACATCGGGGCCATCATCTTCGGACCAAAAATTTTCGGGGAAAAACTCGGGGCGGACAAATTCGATTTCTTCTTCGTCCTCTACCACCTGCTTTGCGTCGTTTGGGTCCGGCTCCAGGTGCGGCGCGGACAGATCATCGACCTTGCTTTGCGGTTCTGTTGGCTTGCTGCTTATGTTTAGTAGTGAATCACCATCTGATTTTGCTTCTGTTGCGGCCTGATTGTCGCCGGTATCGGCGGTCGGGTTATCGCTCATTTAGACCTCGCTCGTTTAATGCGCCGCTCCAATTCCCGGACTAGGGAGTTTTGCCCTTCTCGGGCATACCCATGGGAGGCATCCTCGCCCGGATACCAGGTCGGCTGTTCGATAGTGATAGACCGCAACCACTCAAGCAGCTTCACACCATCCTCGGTTGAAAAGACGCGAGTAATCATGAGATCGACCTCATTTTCCTCGGACGCCTGCTTCTTGGGCTCCGCTTCGCGCAGCCCCTCCCATCCTTCTGCCATCATGTTTTACGCTCCTTGAGGCCCGGCTAATTGTGGCTGCTGAGCTCCGGCCATTTGGGCTTGCGCCGCCTCGGCGAGCTGAGCTGCAATTTGCTCTCTCTCTTCTTTTGAATTTAACAGGTAGCTCGGCACACCAAGCCGGTCAGCCAGGTAATCGGCCAGGGCATCCTGCTTGATCGCGAGCTGCGCACCGAGTCCGACGCCATTGGCCACTTGCACAAATTGCAAGACATCATTCACCTCTTGCATATTCTGCGCCTGGGCCAGGGACCCGGTGGGCACAACCTTGACCTCGGTGCCATCGATGCGCAACGGGAAGTCGAGAATGCCCATCTCATCGAGCACCTCCATTGTGCGACGCACAATGGGCTGCATCACCTCAGTGATAAGCCGGCCGTAGGCGGGGCCGATATTCTGCGAGAGCTCTTTCATCCGCTCGGCTACCTCGGTCGCCGACCTGGCGCTCATCGTATCGGGGGGCAGCGTGTCGTCGAGCAACATTTTCTTGATCGCATTGACCAGGTCGTTAATCACCAGCTGCGACACATTAAAGTCACCGCCGGAGCGCAGCGGACGCAAACTCTCGCCCTGGGGTCCGCCGTTGCGCGCCACGGGAATCACCGCGCCTGGCGCAATCTTGATCGTCGCAGGGTTCAAGACGCCGTCGTCGGCCGCGGTATAAACGCCGGCCACGGAGATCGAGGCATTCTTGAGCAGCAGCTCTTTGACCTTATTCAGAGTCTTGATGTCGGGCAGCGCGTTAATCAGCGGTCCGCGGCCATAAACCTCACCGGCCACCTTCATATAACGCCCCACCACCCATGGCGAGCTCTTCTTGAGCACGCGATAGACCAGCTCTTCCTTCGATTTTGGGTCGATCACATAGTAGGAAACTATCCGCCTGGCGTAATCGTGGATCGTCGCCTCGAGAAGGTCGACCTCATCCTCGGGTTTGCGGTCGATCTTGGCCTGGAGCTGCGGAGGAATTTTCGCGTCCTTCCATTGCGTTGTGATCGCCTCACCCTTGACGCGCAGCTTGCGGTAGAGATTGTCGACAACCCCATGCTGGCCCTCTTCAAAGGCGACCAGGTATTGCGGCACCGCGGTAAAACGCACAGGCACATCTTCGTCGCCAGGCATGATGAGCATAACGCCGGTGCCGACGGCCATATCGAGCAGCATCTCCGAGATCGCCAGGTCAAAATTGGTCTGCCGGAGGATCTCGAAGAACTTGTCGGAGTAAATGTCGAGCGCATCGGCCACCTGCTTGCGCTTGTTGGCCGGAATCTCGGAGCCAGGCGTGAGCTGCATCCACTTGCGATACGGCGGGAACAGCCCGCTCTGAATGCGATTGGCAAAGCGCTGCGTCGAATTGATCGCAGTCGAGTCAAAAACGCGAGCTCGCTTGTTTTGCCCTGGTGTCTTGCCTTCATAGTGACCGGAATAGAGATTGCGTTGCGGCAGCGCGAACTCGTAGCACTCTTCATAAATCGAGCGCCACAAATCCTTGCGCGCGTCGGCGAGCTCGGATCGCTTCAAAACCTCTCGGACCGACATCTTGCTCATTTTTTACCCTTCATTCGCTTATACCTGGCAGACAATGACGCCGCCTTTTTCTTCGCATCGGCCGTGGAGCTCGCGCCCCATGCCCTTAACGACAGTAGCTTGCGCGTCGGGCGACCCTTTTCGTCATAGTCCGGGCCAGGATTACCGGCCATGCGTGCAAGAAACGACGCCTTACGGCGCAGCTGCTCGCCACCAGCGGGCGATCCCTTGACCGGTGGCTTGAGATTGGCGCCCTCTTTTCTCTTAAAGTAAGCCCGGCCGGCGGCATTTAATCCGCCCTTCGGGTTCTGATACTTCTTGGCCGGCATTACATCTTTACGCGCTTGCGCTTGAATTTGGAAGCCATCTCGGACTTGTCATCCGTCTTGACCTGGCCACCGGATTCACGCGCAAAACGCTGCGCAGCTGCAGCGCCAGCCTTGGTATAGGCAAACTTTTTCATGAGCTTGCCATCCTTGCCATATACGCCAGGCATATCAACCTCCCCCGAGCTTGTCTTCGCCCGGGATACCGAGCGCAGGATTCTCACGCTCCTGGCTAAAGAGCAGGCGCATCCCGCCGGTGCGGCGAGCGCGACTCGAAGCTGCAATTTGGCGCTGCTTGGTGGCCTCTTGCTCAGCAACGCGCTTTTCTTGCTTGGCCTGAGTTTCAGCAATCTTAGGATCGGGAGCCGGTGGACTAGGACTAGAGAACAGACCGCTCATTTTTTAACCTCCGCATCATTAAATAATCTTCCCCATCGGGACCAAAGGCCGTCAATGTAGCCTCTGACCGAAAGTATAGGAACTTGGCCCACTCAATCGCACGAACATTAGATGAACGAACCAGGATTTGAATGCGTCGCAGTCCCATTGTGGTTTCGCAATGGTTGAAGAAAGCACGCGCTAACCTGCATAGTGGTACCGCCACGGCACCAATATCCTTGTCAGGGATCATCCAAGCCTCTACCAAACCGGGCCAAATGGGAATAACCCCGAAAGAGAGCATCGGTTTGCCGTAATAAACCCCTGTAAAGCAGGGTCCGAGCTCACTTTGACCCCGTAAACGCCCCATCCAGTCCGGCACAGTGTGTTTTGTGATCTCGTCGTGCTCATTCAAGCTCATCATTGAGACATGGCCGTAGAAAAACGGGACCACCTTTCCACCGAGAGGCATCCGCTGCTGGTCCCAAAACTCGCCCCAGTCCGTCATAGCACATCAAAATCGAAGTCGGCCGTGAACATCTTGCCTTCATCGGCGCGAATCCCGCTGCGGGTGAGCCGCTTGTACTCACCACCGCCCAGCATCAGGTAGGAAAACGCATCGCCCACATGGGAGTGCTGGTTCTTGTTGGGCGCATCGCGGAATCTTTCCTCGCCGGCCACGCCAACGCGCTTGAAGTGATACCCACCAGCCAGGCTCTTGCGCAGCTTGGGGCAATTCCGAGACACGCGAAGCCCTGGCTTGCGGTCGATCAACCGAATCATGGGCGCAGCTCCAGCTTCGCGCCGCACGCCGAAGTCATTCGTGGCCGCGGGCTGCACCTTGCTAAACCCGAGGGTCCTCAAGTGATCGAAAGCCGTCGTCTCGAAGATTGGATCGCGCGCCTGGCCGGCCGGGTCGCCAGTCAAAATCACCTCGGCGCGCGGATATTTCATATTCAGCTGGTGCAGCAACATCTGCCCGAAGCGCTGCAATCCCATATCCTCTGTCACAATCTCTTCTAGGATATGCCAGGTTCCGGAGGGGAGCTTTTGCCCAATCACCGCCGCGGGCGTCAATCCAAAGTCGCAGCCAATCAGTAACGGCAGCTCGGGCGTGTAGCCAACATCATCCTCGACCATGGTCGAATCGTCGTACTCGGGCCAAACCGCCTTTCCCTCTTGCACATAAACATACTGCGCCCCGATATAGCAGCGAATCCAATCAAGATTTTTACCACCGAGCTGCTGCTCGTAGTAACCAGGCGGCAGATTCCTGGTGTTCTCCGCCTTCGAGTTATTGACCCAAAACTTTCCCGCGGCAGGGATCGCGCCTGGCGCCTCAGAAGAAGCCTCAACCATCCCGCCCGGCTGCGTATAAAAATTCCACTTGTACTTCCCACGCACCGGTTCCTTCTCCGCCAGGCGATACCACCAGCCATCATCATCCGGCGGGTTCGTGTCGGCCCATATCCCACGCCAACTGCAACCGCCGTTGATCTTGCTCGGGAATCGTCCGACGCGAGCAGTCAATCCCTGCAACACTGCAAGCGGCAATTCCCTGGCCTCATTGCACCAGCCACCAGTCACCTCAAGCGACAAGAGCTTGCGAACCGATTTAGCGTCATCCAACGCCAAAAAAATCACCTCACAATCTAAACCCGGGACTCCGTCTCGGCTCGGCAGCTGCAAGTGATGCGTGATAGGGGGAGACCATCGGATCGGCCCCCATATATGCTCGGGAAAAATCTCCAGCCATGTCCGGATCGTAGTGGTGCGCAACTCCCCATAGGTGTTACGAATGACCACCCATCGGGTGTAGCGGATATTATCCACTGGGGAAGGGGCCTGGCGCACCGCTCGCAACAGTATCTCCGAGGCGCAAGCGTAAGACTTTCCCGATCCAACAGGGCCCATAAGCCCTCGGAAAAACGAATCGTCCGATAAAAACTTAGATGTCGTTGGGCTGGTCGAAAAATCAAGACTCAGATCCCCAAGCACATCCAGCCCAGCATCAGTCCGCGTCCTTCTCTTCGTCGCGCCCCTCGTCCTTGGCATAAATCACCTCTTCCACTTTATGCAGATTCAACTTAATCCCGATCATCGTCGGGCGATTCGACTCATCTTGCTGCGGCTCATTCAACCCCGTGACCCTGGCCATCATCCGCAACGCCGATAACTTGTCGTGCATCTCAACCTCGATCGCATTCCCATACTTCCCCGGCGTGATCTTGACCTTCTTAATCGCTTTGCGTACCTGCGTCGGCAATTCCTCGCTCGCCTTGAGAATCGCCACATCACCAGTCCAGCTCACCACATCCGTAATATCCGAGCTCGCGATATGCCCGAGCTCTTCGAGTACCCGCTCCTGATTCTCCGGCGTCGCAATCAGAGCTCGCGCCTGGCGCGTCGTGAGCTTACTCATCCTCGACCCTTAATTCGATCGTGGTGAATACGAACTCACAGGCCAAACATTTGCGCCGCCGAAAAATATAAGTCTCCGACCCATCCTCGTTCCACCGCTCTCGCGTCTCGAGGACCTCCGTCTTATAGGCCAACTCACTTGTCTGACACTGGTGGCAGATCAACTGTCCCTCCCCTTATCAAACCAATGTCCGCATCAATGGCCCGGTGAAGATCCTCTTCAGCCTTCGCACTACACAGAGCTCGATTCAAATAATCAAGTTCACCTTTGGTCGACGCCAGGC